GCAGTTGCATTTACACGTGCGACAGCACCTTTTCCGGCTCCGCCTGTAATTACAAGTTCATCGTTAACTTTATAAGCTGTACCATTACTTACAATATCAATTTCACCAATAACCGCAATACAAGTTCCTCTTGAAGAAGCCTCCGGAAATGTCATTGCTTTAACAACATCAGAAGAATTATCACTACCCATAAGTTCGTCTATAGTTGATGCAGTAACGTCAACATATGCGTCAAGTGTGGCTATTATTTCACCAGGTTGAAAATCAGAATATATATCAAAACGAGCATCATATCCTTTAACATAATCTGTCAAATATAATTCTGTTACCGCGGTCGATCCTTCAACATAAGAAATAGAATTATCAATTGTTGCTGTAGCTTGAGAAAGTTCCCCTTTAATAACTTTACTATTAAAATCATCAGGATTTAGGGCAGTACCTGTATAAATTTTAACTGACTGAGCTGAACTCCATGTTCCATCAGAAGGTCTTAATAATCTTTCTTTTGGATATATAAAACTTAATTGATCGGAACCATATACTGTTCTCCATAACCATAGAAAAGAATCTTCTGTACCCCTACTTCTATAAATGCTTCTTGCAGTTTTAATTGCTTGTCGTAAATCACCAACCGCACTAAAAGGAATATTTTGTAAAAAGTCTTCCCTAAATTGTTGTAACATGTAATTATCTGCGGCATCTACATCAGTCATTAAATCTATGTCAGCTGCTCCACGAAGAGGATTTCTCAACAAGTCTTTATCTGTTTTTCCTACAGTCGCTTTGGCTCGAGTTGAAGTGCCTCTAACAGATTCACCATGTATTAAAACTATTCCATTAATGGGTCGTGCAAATAATAAATGGGGGCTTAAATTATACTTCGGCGAAGTTGTATTTGCTGTTTCCAAATATTTTCCTGCCGGGTAATTCTTTGCTTGAACACCAGTTACTAAACATTTGGATCCTGATTTGGAACCTACGATTACTTCACCAATAGCGAATGTAGCATCAGTTCCTCTTTCTGATTCAATTATAATTTCAGTATTAGCTAATCCAGACTCGGGGGAGTCTTCTTTTACAACTCTAGAAGCGGCAGTATATTTTGTATAAGAAGATGAAGGAGGATCCTTTATTGCTATACCGTAATTACCACCATTTGCACCACCTTTTCTGGGCATATAAAATATAAGACCTTTTAATTCTTCCAATTCTAATTCATAAACTGTTTCACCATCATCGGTGGCGGCTAGCGCCGGGCCCTTATTTCCATAAACAGGATAAAAGTGTCCGAACTTCATTCCTGCTTCGGTAGATTCTGCATCGTCTGAAGGGTCATAAATAAAATTTCTTTGATCTAAGGCGGTTCCTTCAACATAATATGACAAGTCATCATCTTCTTGGACAATATTATATTCATCTAATTCTAAATCAGTATATTCTATTTGATAAGATTCCAAAAATTCAAAATACTTTGTCATGAAAAGAGGAAGATTACTCCCCTCTTCAGTAAAGAAAGAAGGTAATTGATTTTGAATTATTTCAGATATTCTATTGTCAGCCATTATGCAGTATTAGCTCCATAAACTACTTGTGCGGGAATCTCATCAGAAGTTGCAATCTTAAAGTCACCGGTGAGTAATGAAGTATCAGAAATCATATTAACTGTAACATCTTTCTTTTCAACAATAATAACTTGTTCTCTTATGGGAGTTATATCTAAAACGTTGGTTTGTACATATACTTCAATTGTATTATTATTTACAACAGCTTCAACCGTTATGGGTTTAAATGCTACCAAGGTCATTTTACCAGTAGTATAATCTAATGTTCCAACATTTGAATTAATAATAGCTACTTCACCGGCTGCTTCTTTTACAACTTGTATAGTTCCATCTTTATCAGCTAATGTACAAGCATTTTCTATAACTTCGGTTGCTTCATTAGTATATTGAAATTTTGAAGATGTTAGTGTACCCTTATATCCAACATATGGATATTTTAATTGATTTGAAAAATTTTGTGCATAGTTAAATGCCTGTGCTAATTCTACTACTACTCGTTTAAATAAAAGTACTGTTGTTTGGTTATTTAAAATAGCTGGATCAGTATTATCAATTATAGTAGTTAATCGAGAATATCTAAACCTTAAATCAAATTTTCCTAATTCATTTGAATTATAACCCAAAGTCACTCTAATAATATTTTCACCTATTTCTTGTGCGGATTGAATTGTTGCATTTGGATCATATCTAACATCTGTCTTAATTTTTAAATAAAGATAATCAGGGGCAACAATTACCGGAGTAACAGAAACCATATTCTTTCTTAATAAAATATCATTTTTAATAGAAGCTTTATCTTTTGAGGTTAAATATAATCCGCTTTTAGGTTTTACTGCAATATATGCTTGTCCATATCTTGGAGGATCATTTTCTTCACCACCCCAACACGTTACGGATTCGGCATTAACCCATTCTTTTTCCACAACTCGTTTATAATCATTTAAGGTAACGCATCTATTTTGTGTTTCATATAATTTAGGTGCACCATATTTTATTTGCGCTATTGTTTCTCTAGCGGCGCCACCATAACCTGCTGTTGTCGAGGTTACAGAAACATTTCCATACCCTCCTATTAGATCAATTGCGGTAAAAGCAGATGCCATATTTGTAACATCTCCATCGGAAATATTTGCTGACAAAATTACTTGACTTCCATCTGCTGGTCTAAAACCTACTTTATTATCTCCAAATTGAATTTCAAATTTACCATCAAATTCTTCATACAAAAAATATACTTTAGATAACGCTGTTACTTGGACAGTATCACTTACTTTACTATAAGTATCTATTATTGTAGCTGTTGGGGAAGCCTTTACTGTAACTGATAATGTTGTAACATCTGTAGTTGGATTTGGTAAAATAAATTTTTGTTCATGATTGGAATAATCAACTGCGTACTTATGTGTTAATCTTATACCTTGGTTTAATTGTATATCTTTGACTGTGAATCTACCATCGGTTCCAATTATAGCATTATACGAATTCGCAGTCGTAAAAATATATTTGTTACCATCTATAACAGAAGAAAATCTTTTATCTTTTTCTACAACCATTGTGGTAGCAGTATCGCTTGGGGTAATATTCAATGTAACAAATGCTTTTGTTCCTTGAACAGATCTGGGCGTATACCCCATTTGTTTTGCTTTTTGAACAACAGAATTTCTGAGTTCAGCTGTATCTAAAAACATTTCATTTGCTAGCATATTTAAATAAAATGAATTATAATAAGTATTATATGCTAGCATATCCATAATTACATCCAGTCCAGATCCACCGAAGTCAAAATTTGCAAATTCACTTTGACTTTTCAAAAAGGCTATCATATTAGCCTTAATAGCCGGCATATCTAGTTCTGAAACATTTAATTTAGCTACATCTGTTGCCATTCTTTACCTATACAAAAAAGTTTCGAATTCTTCCGAAGTCATTTGTCCTAACAGTGTAAAAATAACCTGTATTCTATATCTGTTACGATCTTCTTCTGATATTACTATTATGTCTCTTATAGTAGCACGGGGTTCTAATATTCTTAATGCATCCGCAATTTTTTGTACTACTCGTGTTTCTGTTATCCCGTTCATTGGTTCAAATAATAAGTCTTGAATACCGGCACCAATTTCGGGATGGCCTAAACGTTCATTTTCCCTTGTTTGAAGAATATTACGCATGGATTGTTTTATAACAGAGGCATTTCTTGTTTTAACAATATCACCTGTTACCGGATGAACTTTAAAAGAAATATCTACATCAGAATATATTGTTTGTTGCGTATCCGGATCATATTCTATTTCAGTGTATGTTGTTTGGGCCATAGTCTTTCCTTATTCAATTTATTTATACTACCAGCCTTCATTAGCGAGCTTATCCAAATAATCATAAACTTCATCTGCTTGAGCATTAATATCTGTTAAATAATCTGCGAATTTATTTCTACTATTTTGTATTTTATCATCTTGTGCTTTGTCTGCTAATTTACCAATAGACAATTCAAAGTCCCACAAATCATGATAAGCAAGATCTACAGGTTTGGAATCCGCGCCACCTGTTTGAATAACAGAATCAATTGCTATATGCTGGTCATCAATAACTTCTTCAATATATTTTGTATATGTTCCCTCAGGAAGAGTTATAATTAAAAGATCATCTTGTGATACACCAATAGCATTCCAAGTCTCAGCAAGTTCTTCTTCTTCTTCTAATAAAATTTCTACTCCACCACCGGCAACAAAACCTGCTGATACTGGAACTGTCCCGTTTATTTCTATAATAGTCCCAAATGGATATTGTGTTGTATTTCGAAATTGTCCTTCAGCCGGCACACCCCAACGGCTACCTTCTTCATGTTTTGGTAAGTCTTTATATTCAGTTCCAGTTTTCGTGATCGCGCCTCCCTCTGCCTTTGCATAAAGATCTGTGTAAGTAGAAATAGTATTCGACTTTGCTGCAAATTCTCGTAATCTATATCCTGGATGATAATAATGGGTATTATTAGCATTATTTTCTGTTTTATCTCTATAATCTGTTTGCCAATCTGCTTTAGCTAGAAGTACATCGTAAGGTAAAGCTATTTCTAAATCAAGATCGAACGCGGCATCAAGAACAGCTACAGTTGTATTTGCCAGATATTCAACAGTTCTTACTGAGTCTGATCCTGGATTACTAGGATCCATAATAGTGATAGTTGTATTAGGTTTTACTTCTCTTTGCCCAGCTTCAAAATCATCAACTTCGTCTACAAATTCACCTTTCAAAATTAATAATGATTTTCCTTTAGACCTTAAACTACCAGGCACCACATCTTCATCTGGTGTTTCTAGAATCGTATTAATTTCTACTGTTACTAACATTTCACTAATTCTTTGTACCAATAAATCCAATTCATTTAAATCATTCCACCTCAAGCCTAAAAGTTCTTCAAATACGGCGAAATTTGCCCCAGAAGAAATAAACAAGGGAGGGCTTTTAGTTGGATCCATTATCCCATAAAGAGGCACATCCATTATTTTTTTTCTTAAACTAGCGGCACCACCACCAGTACCGTTTAACTTTTTTAAAATATCACCTAAAGCTTTTTTTGTTTCTTTTAAAAACTTTAATTTTGCTACCCTTAATTCTTCCGGTGTTCTAGGATCACCAATCTCAACTTCAGCATCTTCTTCTCCAACGGCCCCAGTTGATTTCCAATAGATATAATTAAGAATATCTTTACCGTCACTATCTTTTATTAATGGTAATTCACCTGATGTACCATTTAATAAACATTCATAATTGACACCTTTAAAATATAATAAATCACCTGCATTATATGTTATTTCATCTTTAAAAATAGGTGTTGCTAATGTATCCATCTTCGCGGACTGTTCTTCTTCAGCTGCTGTTTGTTTTCTCATCCCTAATAATAATGCTAAAGTTTCAACAGATTTAATTAATGGACCTCCTGTTGGGCCTCCACCTAAGAAACAAACGCCCGCACAGAACTTTAATACTTCTGGGGGTTTACGAGGGCCTCCAGCTGATAACATTCTAGTTCTAAATTCAGCTGTACCACCTAATTTAGGGGCCAAATATAAAGTGTATATTCCGGCAGCTGGAATACCTACTGCAAATAATTCTAGAATTGATGTAACTTCAGCAGAAAATGCTTGAAGTTCTGCCATTTTTGAATCTAAATATTTTATCATTGGTTCAATTGACTTCTTAGCACTTTGAACCGTTCCTTTCATACCTCTAACATGACCTTCAGTTGCATCTAAAAGAGTGCCGAATGGAGGAATTAATTCTTCTAATCTCTTTCCTCTCCAATCTGGTTTTTCAGGCTGTCCACCGGCATAAAATTCTTCAACTACTTTTCCAACAACAACAATTCCAGAATCAATCTGGGCATATTCAGTTCCCGCTTTACTACCTGAAACAGACGGATCCACATCTGAGTTTCCACCGAATATCGGCTCACCGTATTGGTCTAATTCAACAATATCTTTCTTTGTAGTTGGTATAGCCTCAAAAATAATATCACCTTTTTTAAATTCATCTCCTGAAGTAATATATTCAACTTCTAATTCTTGTTGTTGATAGGGTACTAAATTTTTATTTTCTTTAATTTTAGTATGTCTTTTTTTAATCAAATTAGATGTCAATTCGAAATTATGCGAATCTATCAAATGCGCAGGAGTTACTAACTCCTCTATTATCATACTTTCAGTAGATATAACTTTAGTAACCCTCGCCTTTACAGCCGATCTATTATTCATCATAATCGTTGGAGTTTTTTTCTTATCCATGATATTAAACTGACCCACTGTATCTTTGGCCTCAGTATATCCTACTCTTCCGCCCGAGCCGATGACTCCGCCCCCTTGTTCAATATTTTTATTACTTACCCAAGATACTTTTATAGTATGTTTCTTTTTGGCATCATCAGTCCATATTGCTTTTACATTTTTTATTAATTTTCCAAAAGATTCTAAATTAATAAGTTTATTAAAACTTTCTAAAATATTCATAAACTTGTCAAAGTCCGGGGCTCCGGCTATAATAATAATTCCCCCCACAGTTGCAGAATCTGAAAATACCGGTCTACCGGACATGTAATAATCTTCAGACATTACAGTGTCTGCAGAAATATCTTGGCGTCCAACAATTTTAGGTGTATCATTTATATCATCAAAAGATTTATCAATAGTTTGTAATATCCCACCAGGTGTAAGAGTTATTAATCCTAATGCCTGATTAATGTATATAAATGCATTTTCTGTGGTTAAATCAATATCACCATCAAATTTGGCGAACGTAGAATCTTCAACATATAATTGTTCACCGGTTTCCCTATCTTTTTCTAATATATCAATTCCGAAATTACTTGCTTTTATTAGTTCATAAGGAGGAGCCGTCGATCTTGTTGCCTTTGCATAATATTTGCCACCTATAAACAATCCTCCTGTAACAGGATGCTTTTGTAAAGAACTTTTAGCATCAACTGATTCAGCGTGAACAGGTAGATAATAAAAACCTAATCCTCGTAAATCATCTAATAATTTTAAAATTTCATCTAGAATTGCATCAATTGCAGCAAAAAGCGGATCTATAGTAGCGAGCAACAATGCTTTATTAAGTTCGTAAACAGTTTTAATAAAAGCTGCATTCTCTTTATGAAGTTCTAAACCTTTTTGCGCCGCTTCAAAGAACCCTTTTAAGTGTGATATATCACCTAGGGTTTGAGAAGCCCAAAGATCAGCTTGTTCTTCCGCCATCTTTCCCCTTTTGATGATCTACCAATGTTTCTTTTACTTGTGTCATTAATTTATTTTCTAGTTCTATTAATTTTAATGTTTTGTTCATTAATTCAAACAACTTGGGATGTGGAGTAAACTTGCCCGGTTGTTGCCATTCTTCTTCTTTTTCTTTCATACTAGTCTGCCATTAATAAATTTAAATTCGCTTGATCTTCAATAATAGATGTATACCAATCTTCACCTACATTTGGCATTGTTTTTGCCGCCGGATTCGGTGTGCCCATAATTGTATCGATATGAGTATGTGTATGATCTGCCATTACTTTATAAAGTGTAGCTATAATATTTCTTAAAGAAGTTACATCATTCTTTATGGAAATTAATCCCTTAGCATCTATTGCTATTGTAGCCCCTACAGTTTCCAATGTTGCTGTGCCACCTGCTCCCATAGCTGAAAGAAGAATACTAGAGCCATCTTTATCACTATTTGCTAATGAAATTTCACCTGTTGCATTTTTTATCGTAAGAGATCCAAATAGTGAAGCCATTTCTATATCAGCACTGATAGAATCATCAGCCGGCACCATTGACAAATAACCACCTGCTGTTTTCTTTGCATAATCTATACTAGGTGCCGGTAATTCATTTAATTGTAATATAATTCCAGCAGATTTTTTTACATCTGCACTTCTTATGTCAATAATTCCATTTTGAACTGAAACTGTTTTACCTTTAATTTTCCCTTGGTTTATTACAGCTAGTCCTGTAATCACTTCTTCTGCACTATGAGAAATACTTTGAGTATAACCTTGAGCCGACATAGACATGCCGCCCATTGCATTCAAGGCCAATGTACCAGCATTTAATGTTTGTGTGCCGGATACCTCTTCTTCCCTATCTCCAGCAACCTTTGTTGCTTGCCCTGACTTAGCTCCAGGATCAGAAGGATTTAAACTAGGATTGTCATTTGGTTTTTGTCCTTGTACAACCTTCGGTGCATTGAGTTTAATAGATTCTTTAGCATTAAACTCAATTCGTTTAGCATTAATAAATGTTACACCATTATGAGTGTATATTTCAAGATTACCATCTTCAGCTTCTAAATGTACATCTCCTCTTCCGCATACTCTTAACCATAAATCTTCTGAGCCACCTTTTGCGGCAACAGCTAATTCATATCCATAATCTATAGATTCATATTTATTACCACCTATTTGATCATACCTATCCCTCATAACACAAGACCACATGTCTCTATTTGATTTATCAACAACATCACCTGTTGGCCCCATTTCTTTGTAGGAACCAGATCTATGCATCCAATGCAATCTTTCAGAAGTTGGTGTATCATCTATTTCTATAACGTGTCCGCTCTCGGATTGATGAACATGATTATAAGGATATGTTGCATCATAGGGTGATTCCGGTTCTCTAAAATATGGGTCGCGACCAAGGGGCGGCGGCTGACTTGGCTTAGAAAACTTCCCCAATGTTGGCATTCGAACATCTTTTTTAAGTTGAAGGGGAGAATCAGCATTCCCAGTTATCTGAAGTGAACCTGGTTCTGTGCCTGGCAGTATTCTATTCGTAAGTTTAGCTGATGCATCCGCAAAACCTCTTGCCAATCTAGGTGTAGTAGGTTCATTTAAAAATCTTATATTAGGAAAATTATAAGCAAAATCCCAAAGCTCTTTATCTTCGTGCTTTGCCGGATCATCTGTGCGTTCAGTGATCTTAACGCCATTATTCATATCCAATTCAACTTTTAAAGGAAATTGAGGAATATCTGTAAATTCAGCTTCCGATTCAATAATTTCACCGGTTTCTTTATGGATCTGAAATGGTTTGGGGTTCCATGTGCGCGGATCATTAAACCCATCCCGTGGATCACCCGCTTTATCAGGTCTTCCTGGTAATGTACCTAACATAATAGGGTCTGATGCATCTTCCCCATCTTTGAAAAATCCTAAAATCCAAGTTCCCTCAACTGGGCCAGTTGGACTTGTCCCAACTTGGGTTTGAGAAGCGGAAGTAATTGGCATTAAAGGAAAAGACCAAGGCAACGTTGATGTTGGTAATTGTTGTTTATCTCTTGTGTGCCAACCTAAATATCTTACTCGACACCTTCCCAAATATAGAGGATCATATCTATCTTCAACAACACCAACTGCCCAAATAAAGCCTTCACGGCCCATAAAATTTGTTTCCATTATGTAGTTCCTCCCTCAAGCGCACTGATTTGAGCCGAAGAAAAGTCGGCTTCACTCTTATCACCTGGATAAGTTTTCTGTACTCCAAGCATCGCGTCTAACTTTTCGTCTTTACTAGTACCACTTTGACCTCTATTATGGTTTAATGATTGATCAAATGCCGGCAAATCATTATCCCATGAATCTTTTCTAATTTGAACATCCATTGTATAATTTTCAATGTTAAAATTGTGTTTAATTTTTGTTACTAAATATCTACCACTTATGAACGCATCATATTGTGAGGCGTTCATGCTTCCGTCTCCTATGTTATTAACAGTAAGAGAAGGTGCAAAAAATTTAATAACTTCACCAACCCTTAATGAAGAATCTCCATTCAATTTAAGAGTTAGTTTAATATTATCTAACTGTTGTAATTGTGAATCTCTTAATTGTTTTCTTCTTTCAAGATTACTTTCTTTTACACCGGGTTCACTGCCGCCCCCAGCAGTTTTTCTATTTTTTTCATAAAAATAACCATGATTAAGATCTGTTGCCATAAATTTTACCCTGGAGCCTTCTCCATTATCATTATCATTTAAAAGATCATTTTTATCCGAACATAATTTCCCGGCTGATGCCCCCGATGATAATGACAAAGTCATATCCGGCACTTTCTTTTTAGATGCCTCGGCCGGCGGGTGCGGGTTGGATGTGGTGGTTGTGCCATCCGGAGCTGCTGTTTCAACTCCCGGTTCTTTATCAATATAACGATATCCTGTAATATCATATCGCATTCGAGTCATGTCATGTGTTATCAATTTTGATGCGTACATTCCTTCACGTAAATTATCAACAATATCAAAAAGCCCGTCAATTTCCCATTCTATTACTCTATTTGCTATATCACCTGTTTTATCTGGATGCAATATTGGTTCTGGTGTTGCATAAAGATTTCTTTTGCCCACTTGCCGGTTCATTATAGATTCTAAACTTTCAAATCTAAACGCGGAAAACGTTTCATAAAACATATATAAAGCCCCGCCAGTTTGTTTTTCTTCTGCAGCCCCATCGGCACCTGCTTCTTCGGTTTCAGGTTCATCTTTTGACAATGCTTTTTCAGCTAAGTCAGCAAAAACATCAAACGGTTTTTTAAAAGGAAACGAAATATTCTGTATATCAGTAGTTGGTTCAATTATTAATGGTTTAACTGCCAAGTTTCCGCAATAGCTATTATAATCTGATTGTAATGGCCAAATAATTTCATTTTTATAGATGTCTCTAATAATTTCATCAATGGTAACATTTACATATCCTCTACTTATTCGTGTTTTTTCATTAATAATTGCCTCTACAGAACAACAATGTAAAACATATTTTTTTACTCTTTCAGAAGTTGACACTACGGCTGATATTGATGTTACTCTAAAAATTTTATCAAGAACAGAATCCCATTTCTTATAATCCTTTGACGACGTTCTATCACCTTCGCCAGCTATGATACCTTGTGTTGATGCTATAATATGAATAAATTCTTCGCCAATAATAGGAACTATTTCTCTCAGGCCGATTGAGTCAACCATAGCAACATCCATTAACAAATAAGGTTTAGAAATATCTTCATAAAGAGATATAGTATCGTACATTGGTATTATATTGACTTTTGCTGGAACTTCACTCGTTAAGTCCGGTGCCATATTAGGAGACATAAGATCTAATTTCTCAACAACATAATCGCCGGCCGCCCGTGATACCGGTTCTACTGCTCCGTCGGGATCCACTGGGGACACTGAGGGTGTTCTATCTCTAACATCCCATGCAGGCAAATTTGCTTCTGGATGATGATCTGGCATATCTTAAATTATCCGTATCGTTTAGTTTGTGCTTCTTTAAAAATACTTTCAATATATTGAAGGTCAATTATTTTAATAGTTCTATTAGATTCATTTCTCCGGAATTCGAAATCATATTTTGTTATTCGTGATCGAACCGTATCCGACAAACCATTCCATGTTTCATAATCAACCACAACCTTTATCTCTTTTTCTTTATCTGTTTTCGGTTGAATAATTTGATGATATTCATGAATTACTTTTCTTGCGCGTTCCGCAGATCCATATTTACTCTGAAGGAATTTTCTAAAATCTTGCGAACTCAAAGGCCAATCAAAATAAGGATTATACATTTTATTTGCTAAAAATATAACCCAATCATATTTAACATTACCATAAATTAAATACGATGTTATATCTGGTCTTTCTGAATCGCCAATAGTATGTAATTCAAATTGTATACCTTTATCTATAACACTTTGCTTTATTAAATTTCTAATAAATATATTAACGGCAGTGGTTGTATCCAGATATTTACTTTTTGTTATATTATATTCAACTTTTGGTAGGTAAGAAAAATATGACATTAAAATCCTTCATCGATGTTTTCTTTTGTTATAATAACTGTTTCAGTAAATGTAAGAGTCATTTTAATTTCAAAAGGTGCTCCATCTTCAAAGAAAAATGGTACTCCGGCTGCAGCATAATTAACTACGCATGCATTACATACACTTCTTGCTATTCTAAAAGGGACTGTCTTCTGACCGCTGTCGCCTGTGTAACTAGTTCCAGACTTATTTAATCCATTATGTCCAAATTTAATATTAAATACACTTGGAAAAGAAAAAAAGTTTGAACCTGCGCCTCTTTTGCGATATCCGGTCCCTCCTGCCATGCTTGCCCCACCCTCTCCTAAATGCTTATCTTGGTAACCAGGCAATGTTGATCTTCTAAAAGCTGCTATAATGTTGCGAATCATTTCAGATTCCGCACTTGATTTCGCTATCATTGGAAATTCAAAAGTAAATTTTCTAAATTTACCCGGGCCTTGATATAATAAAGACATTTTAGGATTAACAGCAACATTTGCGCCGCCTATCGCTCGTTTTAAGAAATCATCTTTTCTAATTAGGTTACCAACAGTAGCTTCTACAATACTTGAACCTTTGGATGCGGTTACCCCATCAGCAATAGCAGATAAGGCTTGTGATACATCAATCTCTTTTCCTGAAGTAAAATATGGAGTTAAGGCTTTTGCGGCTTCGGCTGAAGCTTCCGTTAAAACAGTGCCCAATCCTTCTTGTTCTGCATATATTGCTTCCGATGTGGTAATCATCGCTTGGGCACTCATAGGTAAAGCTACTGACCACTCCTGACCGGAAACTCCACCACCAAACTGTGTAGGATAAGAATCAAACATAACCCAATGTCCTTCATCATTCTTTTGTAATTCCGCGGGATATTGAAACAAATCTCCCATTTAATTCCTCCATTTTTGTTATAAATAGTTTCACAGCACATTTATATTATAAATTATTTATATTGAATTAAACAATGGCTTATAAAGGAAAATATAAACCTAAATATCGTAGTAAATATAAAGGCGATCCTACTAAGATAATTTATCGAAGTTTGTGGGAAAGGCGTTTTATGGTGTACTGTGATGAAAACCCAAGTATTATTAAATGGGCAAGCGAAGAAGTGATTATTCCGTATAGATCTCCGCTTGATAAAAGAATACATAGATATTATCCTGATTTCTGGGTTAAAACTAAAAAACATGATGGGTCTATTGAAACATCATTAATTGAAATAAAACCTAAAAAACAAACTGTTCCACCCAAAAGTACAGGCAGAAAACGAAAGAGTGGAAGATTTTTATTGGAAATAAAAAGATATGGGGTTAATGAGGCAAAATGGAAAGCTGCATCTGCAGTTTGTAAAAAGAAAAAATGGAAGTTTATTATATTAACTGAGGATCAATTGTTTTCTAAATAATACATGGCACTAAAAAATTATTCTAAACTACAAGATAACGCTATTTCATGGTTGCAGGCGAAATTCGATTTTCTCCGAGACCAACTGATAACCGGCAGATCTCGTATGTCTAAAAACCCATATAAAATTATATCAGAAGGAACCCGAGAAGACTCAATGCAATTCGGGCATATGTACTTCTTTAATTACGACCCCAAACATAAAACAAAATTAAATTACTATGATAGATTTCCGTTAGTTATTCCAATAGGATCATGGCAAAAAGGGCTTATAGGAATGAATTTTCATTATCTTCCTCCACAGCTAAGAGAAGCGTTAATGAAAAAATTAATCGGAAGAATAAATCTTAATGAAGATACTTCTAGAACGTATATAGATATCACTTACAATGATATAAGCCCTTTTGTTAGATATAAAGAAGTCAAACCGACCATACATAAATATGATATAGCATATTCATCGGGAACATTTATACATATTGCTGCTGATGAATGGAATACAGCAATTCATTTACCTGTAGAAGATTTTAGAAAAGCTAGTAAATCTGAAGTTTGGAACGATAGTAGAAAAATTATAAAGGCCATATGAATACAAACGATTTTATTGCTCAGTTAGACACTGCCGGTGGCTTAGCCCCGATGAACAGATTTATCGCACAGGTCTCTGCACCAACGGTGACCTCAAAACCAGCCGGCCTCGAATTTTTCTGTAATCAAGCTCCTTTGGGATCAAGAACAATAGCAACATCTGATTTGAAACATTATGGCCCAGTTCGTAAAATGGCTAGAGAAAATACTTATGCTGAATTTTCATTACAATTTATGATTACTAATGCATGGGAGGCAAGAAATTTTTTCATCCGATGGATGGATTTATGTGTTAGTCCTGAGTCTGCTAATATGAAATATTATAATGACTATAAAGGTGATATTAAGGTATTAGCATTTGATCAAAGTAATGAGTCCATTTCCAATGCAAAAGTCAAGCACGGGACTCATTATATGGATGTATTCCCTACAAATGTTGATCAGATTAATCTAGCATGGGACCAACTGAATCAACTCGGGCAATTTAATGTGAATTTTGTTTGTAGAAAATGGCAAAGTTTGGGAGCAGGCGCGAACCGCACCACTGAAACAGCATTGAGTGAAGATGCAGGATTTCAATAATGACTTTTGTAAATATAAATTTTTGATTTGGAGATATTATGGCTTTACCAGTAGTAGAAACACCTACCTATACAATTAAATTGCATAGTGTAGATAAACCAATAAAATATAGGCCTTTTCTTGTTAAAGAAGAAAAAATCCTATTAACGGCTCTTGAAGGTGGTGACACCGCAGATATTGTTTCAGCAACGAAACAAATTATTAAAAACTGTTGCCTTGAAGAAGATCTTGATACATCAGAATTACCATCATTTGATGTTGAAATGCTCTTTTTAAATCTCAGAGCCCGTTCAGTGGGTGAAGTAATTACAATAGGAATGAGACACCCAGGAGAAGAACCTGATTGTAAAGGTGTCACATCTGTTGAAATTAATTGTAATGATATAAAATTAGCTGTCAATGAAGATCATAAAGATTTGATTAAACTTAATGATACTGTTTCAGTACAATTAAGATATCCTGATATTGACAGAATGACAAGACCGGAAGGTGAATCTCAAATGGATTCTATCTTTCAAATTACTAAGGCTTGCATTGCTGGAATATATGATAAAGATGAATATCATGATATAAAAAATAGTACTGAGAAGGAACTAGAAGATTTTATATACAGTTTAGACCAAAAACAGTTTGGTAAAATTGTTGGCTATTTTAATACAATGCCCAAGCTCCGGCATAAAGTAAAGTTTAATTGTGAACAGTGTGGGAAAAGTGAAAGCGTAGTCCTGGAGGGGCTACAATCTTTTTTCGGTTAGCGCTCAGTCACAATACTTTAAGTAATTATTATAAGACTATTTTTGCTATAATGCAAAATCATAAGTGGAGTTTGACTGAGTTAGAAAACATGATGTGTTACGAAAGAGAAATTTATACAGCTTTATTAATAGAACATATAGAAGAAGAAAATCAACGCCTCGACGAGGAAAGAGCAAAACATGGCATCTGAAACTATAACAACAAAAACTGACCCCAAAGAACATAAAAACCGGCAAAAATGGCAGGAAGAAGTCTCTTCCCAATTAAAT